CTTGGATGTTCTCGGCCTGGCTTGCCTTGGTTAGCGGATCACTCGTGGCCACTGTAAGAGGAATCATCTATTTCAACTGGGTGCTTTCGCGGCAGAAGCAGTAGCCAGGACAACCCGCCTGACTAGATCTGCCCCTGGTAAATCACCAGGGGCTTTTTATTGTACCAGGCGATAGTCGATTCTGAGGCCGTCCTTGACAACCCGCTGATCCCCCGATAAAACGGGGCACCCCAGCAGAGAAAACGGAGATTACCGCAACGGTCATCTCGCGGCTGCTAATGTCGTGGGCGCATGAAGAAACTTATTGCGCTTGCGCTAATCGGCACAGTGGGTCTGGTGCCCATGGGCTGCAGACTTCCGGTTCCTAAAACCTCAATCGCGTTTGATCCAAAGACCAAGACGGTCAAGATCTCCAGTCCCAAGGACGTGAAGATCGGTGGCGTTGCACTCTCGGCCTCCGCGACAAACTTCAGCCTCACAATAACCAACTACGAGTCGCTGAATAGCATCGAGGTGGTGAAAGCTGCCGCCGAGGCACAGGGGAAGCAGATCGCGGCTGGGCAAGAGACTTTCAACAAGATCGTGTCGGCAGCGGTGTCAGGAGCGAAATAACCCATGATCATCGTCGCCGCCATCCACGGAATTCTCACGGGGCAGACCACGGCCAGTTGGCCCGACAGGTTCGATGCCTGGGCCGCTGACCGTGAGCCACGTTTCCACGTGCTCAAGAAAGAGTACGTCGCTGGCCCGTTTCCACGGCTCAACTGGCTCAAAAACCGGCGACTCGCTGAGGGTCTCGCTCGTGAGATTGTGGCGTTCTCCCCGTGGCACGGTGACAAGCAGGTCTGGTTGGTCGGCCATAGCAACGGATGTGTCATTGCTTTGCAAACTGCCCGGCTCCTGATCGACACTAACATCCGCATCGACGGGATGATCCTGACCGGCGGTGCCTGCCCGAGCGACGTGGACCGCAACCATGTCGCAGAGTGGATCGGTGCGGGCCAGCTCGGCCAGGCCGTGGCGTTCAGCAGCCCCAGCGATCGCGTTGTGAACGTGCGCGGATTCTGGAAGTTTCTCAAGTGGCCATACGGCGACCTTGGCCGTGTCGGATGGCGTCGTGATGGCAAGCCGTTCGCTTCCGGGTCTATCTCCACACGTTGGTTCTCTGGCGGTCATAGTGGGTATTTTGCAGCGGATCGCATGGAGGACACGTTCCGTAATTTTGCGGCCATCATAAACGGGAGGGTGAAGTGACCGAGCGCGTGCGACCAATCCTGCGCTGGCCCGGCAGCAAGAGCCGGATGCTGAAGCGCATCCTTCCACTGATCCCGAAGCATGTTTGCTACTGCGAGCCGTTCGCTGGTGGTCTCGCTGTGTTGCTCGCAAAGGAGCGCTCACCCGTGGAGGTTGTGAACGATCTAAACGGCGACCTGGTTGCGCTCTATCGCAACCTGCAGTTTCACCTACCTGCGGTCCTCAGTGAAATCAACTGGCTCTTCAGCTCGCGCCAGAACATTAAGGACTTCACAGAGCAACCAGGTCTGACCGAGCTGCAACGGGCTGCGAGATTTCTTCTCGTCAACCGAACGAGCTTTGGTGGCAAGATGTCCAGCTTCGCGATCGCGAAGACGAAAGGCGGCGGCGCTGGATTTGATCGCATCCGCATGGGTGATCTCCTTGGGAAAGCTCACGAGCGCCTCAACAACGTCGTAGTGGAGAACCAATCATTTGAGCGCTGCCTCCAAACCTACGACTCAAAAGACAGCTTTTTTTTCATCGACCCGCCGTACGTGAACGCCCCAACCGGCGCTTACGATGGCTTTTCCGAAGAGCAGATGAGGGACCTGCGGAAACGGGTAGAGAAGTTGCAGGGCCGGTGGATTGTCACCGTCAATGATTCTGCTCTCACGCGTGATCTGTTTTCCGACTGCGCGCTGACCGAAGTCAGCTCGCAAAATCGTCTGTGCAATAACCGAACCCACAGCCAGGTGCGCTTTGGGGAACTAATCATCACACCACAATGACCCCCGAAAAACTCGACCCTGTTCAACTGGCTGGCTGGATTGGATGCCTGGCATTCCTCGTTATCCTCGTGAACGGGCTATTCAAGCTGGCGTTCAACGTGAAACAGAAACCAGCCCCAGGCGACGTCCAGAAGGAAGCAATGGAGAGATACGTCGCGAAAGAAGAGTTTCGCGCTCACGTCGCTGAAAACAAACAGGCGCACGATCGGTTCGATGTGCGCATCGGTGGAGTGGACCGGAGCGGTAAGGACCACATTTCGCGCGCCGAGCAGACTTTGAGAGAGGAGCGAACCGAGGACATGCGGCGTCTCCACTCAGAGATAAACGACCTCAATAAAAAAGTGGCGGCAGTCGAAACCGAGGCCAGGACTCAGAACGCCTGGCTCACCCGCATCGACTCAAAAATTGACGCATTGATGGCGAAAGAAGTCTGACCATGAATCCCATCCCCCAAATCAAACGAATCATTTTGCGGGCTCTACTCGCGACGGGCGGTCTGCCCCTCCCAGACGCCACGTTGGACGATGCCGTTAGCCAGCTCGTGGTACCGCGACCACTGGCCTCGGACGTGAAGCAAGCCAAGCGCGAACTGGAAGCTGACGAGTTCATCCATGGATCTCGTGATGATATGGACGAGACGCTAATCACCTGGACGCTTACTGCCAAAGGAACCCACAGAGCTCAACAACTGTGAAGTCCCGCGCTAACAAGCTAGACCATTTTGCCGAGCGCCTGCGCGAGTGGGCGGCTGAAGGGAAGACGTTGCAGCAGATCCAAGCCGAACTGCTGAAGGACGGCTGCACGAGCTCAATTTCCAGTATTGGAGATTACCTGTCCCGACTTCGCCAGGAGGATCTTGAGCGGAGGTTGTTCGCGACTATCGCCACGGGAGGGCGCATGAATCGCGAACTCGACGCAGCATTTGCGACCAATCCAGAGCCTGATGTAGAGCGCCTGATCCAAGTCAGCAAGACGTTGATCATGTCGTTGCAGGTTCAGGGCGTGGCGAATCCAAAGATGCTCGCTCTCGCGAACGCGATGCAGCAGACGGTGTTGTCCTACCTAAGCGCAAAAACGAAAGCAGCGCTTGAAGCCCGTAAACTTGAGCTGAGCGAGTCGAAATACCGCGACCTGGTCGCTGAAAAGAAGCGGGTAATGCAGGCCGAGATTAACAAGGCCAAGAAGACGGGTGGGTTGACAACAGAAACCCTCCACAAGATCGAGACGGAGTTGAACCTACTGTGAGCGTCTTAGCCGACAAGACAACCAAGTATTTCCTGCCTTACCAGGCCAAGTGGATTCTCGACCCACACCACTTGAAGATCTGTGAGAAGGGGCGTCAGATTGGATTGTCCTACGCCGATGCGTATGACTCAGTAAGAAAGGCTGCGCCTGCAGGTGGTCGTGATGTATGGGTTGGGAGCCGGGACGAAACCCAAGCCAAGGAGTATGTCCGGTATTGCAAGAGATGGGCTAACGTGCTGCATCACGCTGCTCAGGATTATGAGGAGGAAATCTACCTCCCGTCGATCAAGGAATCGATCAAGGTGCAGGGTCTCAGCTTTGCAAACTCGAAGCGCATTTACGCGTTGTCCTCTCACCCGGATGCTTTTGTTGGAAAGGCAGGCGCGCATGTAAAGCTGGATGAATACGCGTTGCATAAGGACCAGCGCCAGCTTTTCACGGTAGTAAAGCCAGTAATTCAATGGGGAGGTACTGTTTCCCTCATCTCCACCCATCGTGGTGTTGCTACAGTGTTCAACGGTTTCATTCGCGATATCAAGGAGCGCCAGAACCGAATGGGTTGGAGTCTCCACACGATTCCTATTCAACGTGCCGTTGATGACGGATTAGTGGAGCGCATCGATCAAGCCACGAATGGGGGTCTAACCAAAAAATGGAAAGAGGATGGATGTGTGCCGCCCAACTTGCGTGAGTGGTGGCTCGCCAAGCAAAAGGCCGAGTGTATCGATGAAGAACAATGGGCTCAGGAGTATTGCTGTATTCCAGCAGACGAAAGCTCAGCGTTCATCACATACGAGATGATCCAAAATTGCCAGGAGTCGAATGTGCTTAAGACCCTCGGTTATTTAGAATCCTGCAAAAACCCGCTCTACGTTGGGCTTGATGTTGCACGCAAGAAGCACCTCTGTGTGATTGATGTCGGGGAACTGGTTGGAGACGTGATGTATGACCGACTGCGCCTTGAGTTACTCAACAAGAAGTTTTCAGAGATCGAATTTGAACTGTATCGGATTCTGAAGATTGCCCAGGTCAAGCGGGCCTGCATAGACGGCACAGGCCTTGGCATGCAGTTGGCTGAGCGAGCTATTGAACGGTTTAGCTGGAAGGTTGAATCCGTAACCTTCTCAGGACCTGTCAAAGAGTCTCTAGCGTTTCCTCTTCGGGCGGCTTTTGAAGATCGTCGGCTTCGGATCTCAGATGATGACGCTTTGCAACAAGATCTGCACGGGATCAAGAAATCGACAACAGCGTCTAACAACATTCGCTTTGAGGGGGAGAGCGACGACAGCCATTGCGACCGATTCTGGGCAAAAGCGCTCCGACAGCATGCCGCTGACAAAAAGACAGGCGAAACATGGAGCGCCCTGGTATGACCAAATTACCCGTCCATCCAACGCGCCACGCTGCCCCAGGGGCGTTTTCCAGCCCTCATGACCGCTGTCGGATGCTCAAACGCGCCACGCGGGCGTTTAAACGGCTTTTAAACGGCTTGTGGCGAGCCGTTACATGCATGGTTTTGACTCTGGCTCAAGGTAGGGAATCTGCCCAGGGAACATTACCCGCCTGGACAAACCCAACTACAACCTAATTCAAGATGCTAACCACTCTCACAAACTGGCTTGCGAAACGGGCGCTCAGCGCCTTAGGAGTCGCGTTTTCCCGAGGCGACGATGTAGCCGATAGCTCCCGGTCCTCGCTCAGTCATCCGTATAAACGATCAGCCTGGGTGAGAAGCGCAATCGAGAAGATCGCCGGGCCGGTCTCAAGCGTGGAGGTTGAGTTCTACTCGTCTGCTTCATCGGGATCCCGGCCCGCAAAAGGCCAGCGGATACGGAAGCGCGGCGGTCGCGCTGTGCGATTGGATTCTGAGCAGGAAGTGAGTAACCCAGTCCTGGATGATTTGCTCCGTGAGCCGATGCGGGGTATGACCTGGTCGGACTTCATTGAGGCTTCGGTAGGATGGTTACGCCTCGCCGGTGAGGCGTTCTGGATCCTGCCGGATGATGCCATGGTGCCGTTTCCGGCAGCTCGCGGCGGCAATCGCAAGCTGATCGTCGCCCGGCCTGACCGCATGCGGCACGTCGTGACCGGCGGGGAATTGAAAGGCTGGGTATTCACTGATGGATCTGGTCGACAAATCTCACTGACACCAGAGCAGGTCATCCATCTCAAGCAGTGGAACCCCTACGATCAATGGCGAGGCCTCGGACAGTTTGAGGCGGCCGCCATGGCTGCCGAGTCTGATTACCTGGCTGGCAGGTTCGCCCGAAACCTTATGGCCAATAACGGCGACACGGGACCGTACGTTGTAGTTAAGAGCGGTGTCGCTTCTCCAGAGCAACGCGAGCAACTCCTCGCTGATCTGCGCGCCAAGCGCGCCGCGCAGATCCGGGGCGACTTCCGCCCGATCATTGTAGGAGGAGATATTGCGATTGAAGATCCGAAGGTGCGCACCGTTGACGCAGCATACCTATCGGGCCGGATTGAGAACCGTCACGAGATTTATGTTGCGATGGGTGTGCCTCCATCGATGGCAGATGTTAAGGCCGCGTACTCTATTGGATCGGCCAGCGATTTCTACCAGTTGATTCTAAATGCGTGCCTTCCCTGCGGAGATAAGATCTGTGATGGTCTGGACCGCGTGGCGCTGATGTTCACAGGACAGGCGCTCAAATCGTATCTGGACTGGGACGAGCACCCGGTAATGCAGGAGGTCCGGAAGGAGCGGCTAAACTCTATCGATGCCCTGTGGACCAAAGGGATGCCACTCGCCGAGATCTCCGAATATCTAAGCCTCGGCCTTCCTCGCTTCGCTGGTGATGACGTGGGTTATCTGCCGTTCGGCGTTGCGCCAACCAATCAGATCCTAAGTCCGACAGAAGATCCGGCAATGGGTGAGGCCCAGGATACGGATCCTGTTCAGGAGATGGTCCGCGCTCTCAAGCGACGGACTGCAATCGTGGATTCAATTTGCGAGTGCGGCTGCAGCCTGGCCGCTGAGGATATCGACACCAAACGCGACGCCAAGGAAGTGGCGCAGTGGCGCGATCTCATGGCGAAGCGCCGGGCAACGATGAAAGCATTTGAAGCCCGGTTTAACCGTGAGCTCATGAAGGCCCGGGCCGAGACTCTTCGCAAGATCGAAAGCGAGAACGGAAAGCTTCTTCGTGCAATAGGCAAGGCCGTCGCTGCTGATTTCGTCTTCAGCCTGGATGGATTCACTAAAGGTCTGACGGCTGCGATGCGCAACGTTGCAGCCAACGCTCTGCAGACTGCCGGTGACCAACTCATGAAGGAGATCGGGAAGGACGATCCCTGGAAGATGCCTCCCGCCAAGGCGCTGGAATTTCTTAATGAGCGCGAGAATCGAATTGCTGGCGCGAGTGAGTCGGTCTTTGAGCAGGTGAAGTCATCCATCGATGAAGGCCTTCGGAATGGTGACACGATGGCGGAGCTGGCCGCACGCGTGCGTGGTGAGTTTAACAATATCAGTGACTCCAGAGCGTGGACCATCGCCGCAACCGAGACATCAGCCTGTTACGGAGTAGCCCGGCAGGAAGCGATGAAGAGCGCTGGAATCAAAATGAAGCGCTGGCTCACGAGCGGCAACAGCAACGTACGTGCGGCACACCGAATCATGAACGGAACCGTGGTCCCGGTCGACGAATCTTTCCTGGTCATTGATCCCAAGTCCGGAGAGAGCGACCAGGTGCAGCACCCAGGCGATTCCAATGGAGCGGCCTGGAACGTCATCAATTGCCATTGCGTAAGCGTGGCGGAAGCAAGCCCCGAATAGATATGGAAACACTACGCAGAACAATTCACCCGGAGATCCGGGTCATCGATAGCAAAACCGGGATGGTGGAATACGTCGCGAGTGACGAGTCGATTGACTCCTATCGCGAGGTGATTCGCGCCAATGGCTGGCGGTTCAACCGGTTCTCGAAGAACGCGCCCTTTGTTGACAGCCATGACTACAGCACGCTGGAGAAGCTGGTTGGCAAGGTTGTGGACTTCAGCGTGAAGGGCAAGCAACTGGTCGAGACAGTCCAGTGGGCGATCGACGTCGCGGATAACAAGCTCGCGCAGCTCGGCTGGAAGATGACCGAGGCCGGATACCTGAAAGCTGTCTCGGTGGGATTCATGCCGACCAGGTATCTGACGAAGTGGGATGCCCAGGATGCTCGCCTCCGGGGCGATTGGCTGGCCCAACTGCAGGAGCTCGGCATGCAAGAAGAGAACGCGCCTCGCGTGATCTACCTAGAGCAAGAGCAGGTCGAACTCTCGGCCTGCATCATTGGCGCAAACATGAACGCCTTAGCAAAAAGCTACAAAGCCGGGTTCATGGATGATGACTTAATGGAAAAGATTTCTCTGGAACAAACCAAACGCACACCCGCCGATGTGACCGACGAAGCCGCTGATGTCGCATTGGCCCGGCAGCGGCAGCGCAAGGAGTTCTTGAGACGGTTCGAGGCCGCAATAAAGCGGGTTTAACGAACCATTCAACCGCAGAGATAGAGATAATATGAGTAACAACAAATTGAGAAAACGGGAGCGGCACATTCGCACGCTCGGTCTGATCGCACTATCAATCGTCGCCATTCTCTTGTTGCCGTTGCTGCTTGCAACAGTCGCGCCGGCCGGAGTAATGCTCGCCATCGTACCGGTCGTTTCAACTAAGAAAGGCAAGGAGGACGATGCCGACGATGGGGAAGGCACCTTCCAGGAGAAACTGCTCCGAGGCGTTGAAGCGCTGCAGGCTACTATCAAAGCGCACGACGAAGCACTGAACGGGAAGGAGGGCGTCATGGCGAAAGTGCAGGCAGCGTTGAACGACCTGTCCTCCAAGATGATCGCGCTCCAGAAAGCACAGCGGAGTCTCAAGTCGCATCTCAGCACGCCGGGCAAGATCAGCGAGGATTGTGCCCGCTGGCTTGGAGCACTGGCAATTGGTCGCGCACTAGCGAAGGGCTGGCTTAAGGGAGATCGCGCAGAGGGCATCGTCAAAGATGTCATCGGCATGGAATCCAGAGCAGCCCTTACGACTACTGACATCGCTCTGCCTGATGAATACCAGGGGGAAGTGGTCGAGTTGGTGGCACAGTACGGGTCCGCTCGGAAGTATGGCACGGTCTTCCCACTTGGGACGGCCTCGGTGAAGTTGCCTCGGCTTAAGACCAGTCCAGCATTTGGGCTGATCGCCATGAGCGCGGCGATCACTCAGAAGTCTCCCCAGGTGGAGTTCGTCACGTTTGCGCCCGAGAAGTGGGGCGGCCTGGTCATCCTGCCTAATGAAATGAACGAAGACTCGGTGATTGCACTTGGTCAGTTCGTCGCTCGGTATTCCGCCCGCGAGATGGCCAAAATCGAAGACACGGTGTTCTGGGCCGCAGATGGTACGGCGACCTACGATAGCTTAAAGGGTCTGCTGTTGAGCACCTCTGCCGCGAACGACAACAAGCTCGTAACGCTGGCTGCTGGCAAAACAAAGACGTCAGATATCGATCTGGCAGCTTGCCGCGACATGCGCGCTGGAGTCGACTCGGCTGCACTCAACAGCGGGGCTTACTACTTCCACCCGAGCTTCGAGCAGGCATGCTCTCGGTTCAATACGGCTGGAGACAAACCGTACGTCGCGAACGGCATCAATGGTGCAACCCTGGACGGATTCCCGATCCACTGGGTGGACGTGCTTCCGGTCTACAACAAGACGGCAACCATCAGCACCATCTTTGGTCTGTTCGGCGACGCCAGCTTCCACTACCTGGGCGTTCGCGGCGGGATGCGTTACGACGTCAGCGACCAGGCTGGCTTCGCCAACGATCAGCTCTACATCCGCGCCTTGGAGCGCTTCACAATCGGCAAGATGGCTGCCGGTTGCGTGTGCGGCGTAGCAACACCTGCCGCATAGACCTGGTTTCCGGCCTGGCTGGTTACCGTGGCCGGTTATGGGGGAACACGGCACGGCGGTTTGCATGGCCGCCGTGCCTTTCCAAAACAAAAACAGAAATGAGAGGAAATGATGCCACTAAGCAAATTAAGAGGAATCAAGAAGGCCGCGCACGCAGCAGTTGAGCGTCAGGCCCCGGAGCCGCGCAACAGGATGATTCGTCGGGAGGCAATCACGGAGCGGCGCGCATCGAAGCAGCACTTGCGCGATTACACGAACGCCTGGCCTGACACCCGTTGTCCGCAACACGTGGTCGACTAACATGAACGCTGGCCTCACAAATCTCGATACGCTCAAACGACACCTGCTTTCACCGGGGCTGGTAAGGGACAAGCAGTTTGACGCGCAGATCATTGCCATTGGGTTGGGTGTCGCTGGAATGTTTGAGCGGTTTTGCGATCGCGTCTTCACCTATGGCAGTGCAACTCAACAGACCCATGCGCGCCGGTCACACATAAGCCTGTCCCAATATCCAATCACATCAGTTGAGTCGGTCCGGACCCTGGGACCTGATGATGAGGTATGGACAACTCACGGAGACGAGCCCGAGCGCATCGTTTACGAGGCTGGGCTGGTGTTCTTCACGACAGAGCTCGGCGATCATCGCACAACCCTCGAAGTCTCATACACTGGAGGTTACTGGTGGGAAACATCGGAACCCGAGGATGGAGTTAGCATCGCGCCCACGGACGCACGGAGTCTCCCTGCTGATATCAGGGCGGCATTCCTTCTCCAATGCGAAACCATCTGGAGTCAACGAGACAAACTCGGCACCGGCATTGTTGAGAAACCCGAGCAGCAGAGCGCCATGCAAAGCATGGATTTGCTTCCGCTCGTCAAAACGGTTCTGCGTCCACATGTCCGTATTGCTCTCCTTGCATGAGTGAAGCTTTAAAAATTGAACTTAGCGATGCCGTCAGCGGCCTGGCTGCCAAGACGGGTGACCGGGATGGAATGCTTCGTCAGATCGCGAGGACGCTGGATGAGCAGAACCAGTTGACGATCGCTCACATCTCGACGGTGAGAATGCGCGGCAATAATGGCAAGCCGTTCCCCGTAGAGATGCACGTTCTTGGGATTAGGTCGGCTCGGCTCATCAAAAGCATTCGCGCATCCAAAGCCCAGGTGAGCGGCAGCGTCGTAGAGGGTGGCATAGGGTCCAATGTGAAATACGCAGGGCCTCACGAGTTCGGAGCTCGCATCAAGATCCCGGCCCGGGAAGGCACCGTGAGGTTACGCACCGACCGAAGCGGATCTCTCATGCGCCAGATCGGATTTCCCACCTTGGCTGTATTCGCCCGTCGCAAGCACAAGCAGGCAAAGGAGATTTCGTACTCCGCTGCAGCACACGACATCAATATACCCGCTCGCGCTCCGATCCGGACCGGCATCCAGGACCGCAGGCCGCAATACGGCACGGCAATCGCAAACGCAATCACAGTATTTTGGGGGACTCATGAGTGATACAATTGACCGGCTTCCATTCGACCTCCAGGCGCGCCTGGAGAGCCATCCTTTCTTCGCCGACATCCCTGTGCTTATTGCCGAGGAAGGCGATCTGGAATTGGAACTCCAGCGCAAGCAGGCGGTCCTCACGGAAAAAGGCGGCAAGCTTGGGGTGGCTGTCGTCGTCCTGCAGCTCCTGGCTGATGACCCGTACGCAAACCCTGTCCTCGGCCCGATGCTCCTGAGACCGGCGTTCCAGGTTGTCGAGAATAAAGAACTCAACCGAGGTCCGAGTGGAACCGGGAAAACGGCCCGGCGCATCGCCAAGGAAATTCGGAACGTGATCAAGCCGTTTGGAGTCCTTGGATTCACAACGGACTTTGTTCCGGACAAACCCTGCATTGAACCCGTGGACGTTCCGAAGGATCTGCGGTTAAGCGTCTACCAGGTGAACTTCACGACTTATGAGATTTGTCCATCGATGGACGTCGTCTCAGCTCCCTATGCGGAGCGGTTCGCAGCCGAGACCCCTCAGATCCAATTGCTGTGCCCAACCGAAGGTGCGCAGATCTGGTACTCATTGGATGAATCATTCCCTGGCCCGGGCAGAGTTGGATCTCAGCTCTATGCCGCTCCGATCGAGATCCCCGCAGATGGGTTGGTGATATCCGCCTGCGCGTACAAAGAGGGCATGGTGGCCAGCCAGCTCTACATATCAGTCGTCAGTTTTACGGCGGTTTAAACGACAGTTAAACGAAAGAGAAACTATGGCAGTTACACGAGCAAATCTTGGTGGCGGTCCGGCGATCGTCACTCTCAACGGAGCGACCCTCTTCATGCGGGATGACATGATCCCGAAGCACGCGCCCGAGTGGCAGGATGCAACATCCTCGCTGCACGGCGTCGTAGACAAGTGGCGCGGAGATCTGGTGATCAAACACACCTTGCTGCTCTTCGGCCTTTGGCAGAACCTGTCAGCGCTGTTCCCGGCTTCCGTCCTGAATCCTGAGCCTGGAAAGTCGATCTTCGGAACGACCGACAACCCCATGGTGATTCATGCGCGCAACGGCGATAAGATCACTTACCCGAATGCGCAGATCACTGGTCTGCCTGCGTTATTCCTTGGTGTGGATGCGGAGCTCTTCGCGGCGGCTGTCGAGGTCACAGCGCTGATCAAGAACAACACTGATCCCGAGACTGCAGGTGCCTACTTCCTCCGCGAGACAGCAGCGTTCTCCGAAGCGACGTTCGCCTTGGACAACTTCAAGAAGACACGCTTTACGGCCGCCTGGGGAGCGAAGACAGGCTTTACATCGTTCCAGGCTGAAACGGGTTTCAACGTGACCTGGAAGTTCGACGCACAGCCGCGCAAGATCGGCGGGCTCACCGTCGACATGTACGTCGGTCCTGGCGGCCTGGTCGGCGGCATGAAGTGCGTTCCGATTGGACCTACGCAAGCTCAGATCGACACCGCGCAAGCCATCCACACGGCGCACGGATCGCGGCTTGGAGCCGGTGCAGCAGATCTCACAATGACCGGGACCGGGGCCAGTGTCGTATTGAAGAACGCCGCAATCACTGAGTCCGCGACCGCTTTCGGAATCAAACCGCTACGGGTCGGTGAGATCGCCTGGGAAACCACGCGTGGATTCACCGCTGGTGTCGCCCAGGCCGTCGCGACCGTGGCATAACCAACAAACCGTGAAAGGAGACACAATGGACGAAACCAAAATCGAGGACCTGATTAAAGAGAATCAGGCATACACAACCAGGACCCCGTATCTGGACGTCAGCCTTGGCGGGCTGCGGACAGCGCTGGAGAACCTCAAGCAACATAAGGCCCAGGAGCAAGCCAAAGCCGGGCCGCAGAAGAAGTAACTATGCTCGTTCAATTCACACCATCGGGCGGGTCAACCGTGACGCTCGGCGACGACTCGGTGAAAAACCTGGTCACCATTGAGCGCCTTGGAACCACCGCACAACAACAAGTCGCCGCGCTGTTTGAGGCTGAGGAAGTGTTGCGCATCCCTCGCGGAAACCTGTCCGGTGAGTGTGTTTTCATCGCGGAGAAATCGCACGACTCAATTACGTCGGCGATAACATACTTCAGGGGCGAGGTTGCCAGGGCGAACCAGAAAGGTGCCCTGGTATTCAGCAAAGGAGCAACCACACTCACGATGAACAATGCGTTCCTGGTGGACGTGTCTGTGGTGCGCATTCTCGGTGTTCTCTGGGCAATTCGTTACAGTTTTGGAATTGGAAAAATCGTATGATCAGGCTTCTTATTTTCATCCTCACATCCATGGTCGGGATCGCTCAAGCTGCTCCCGCCGCAACAACAGTCGTGTTCCCGATGTTGCAGCTCACGGGACGAGCGAACAACGCACCATTTACGGTGCGCCTGGATGGATCTGTGATGCTCAGTGGGACCAACATCGTCTACAGCCGCCCGATCACAATCAATCCGGTGGGCGGGGTTGCGAAGACAAACCTGATCCCAGGGAACTACATCCTTGAGATCGACGGGAAGCCGTTGCGCATGCCGGTTCCGGCCTCGGATCAGGAACTCAATGCTGCGGAACTCATCACAAGCGGTGCAACTGTGAGTGCGGTCGCGCCGACGTTTCCGACCAGGGCGGAGGTGCAGGCGGCCGCAAACTTAGCCATCGCGACCGCAAAAACAAATTCCGGACAACGCGTCTACAACGTCCAATCCTATGGTGCGTTCGGCGATGGCGTGACGGATGACAGCGCGGCCATTCTCGCGGCATGGACAGACTGGACAAACGCCCCACGCGGCGGCGTTTTGTATTTTCCTTCTGGCATGTACCGAGACACGAACCGCTATCGAATCAACGTGAAAGTCAACCCAGGCCACCCTGGCAACCCTGAGCCGCAATGGGTGATTCGTGGTGACGGCTCCGGTGGAACCCAATGGCAGTCCACCACTGAGACGGGCGGTGCGTTCATTGAGTTTTCTCAAATCCCTGTGCAGATCTCAGGTATCACGGTGTGGAACTCAGCTGCAAACCGAACTGAAAAAAACGGCACGATTGTTGTTGGTAACGCTGGGACGCATTTGCTTTCCGACGTGGGTCTGGTCGGATGGAACGTTGGATTTGATGGTAACGGATCTGCCGGAGGAAAGGTGCATGGATTGAGTGTGATGGAGTGCGGCGTCGGTATTCGTGTGAGTGGATATTGTGACGGCTGGACGGTGGATATGAATGCGCGCCGGTGCTGGATAGCCGGCGCGGAGATAGGTGGAACTAATACACTGAGCCTCGTGAGGTACGCGAGGGGGATCAATCTTCATATCTTTGGCATCAATAACGCGGTCACCGCAGTCGTCGGTCCGTCAGCGGCTGTTCGTGTCACGGGGTACGCTGAACGAAGCACCAATGGTGTGATTCACATCGGCCATCCAAGCTGGATGGGGCAAACGGATATGGATGGTGAGATTACTGGGGTCAGGATTAACATGTCCGGTCTGCAGTACGATGGCCAACCCGGGATCGTGCTGAATACTGCCCCGAACTCGCTAACCGTCGAAAACTGCTCAGGTTTGTACGGATCTGGGCGGAGTGAGATCGAGAGCATGACGGCTGCGTGCGATGCAGCACCGATTCACCTCGAGAACAATTACGGGATTCGGTTCAGAAAATCCACCGGAGAAATTTTGGTCTGCTCGAGCAAGACGACGATGCTCAACTGGAACCAGGCATGGATCGGCTACGGCTTCATGTTATTCAGCGAAACCTGGGGAGTTAACAGCCCCAAAAATTTCCGGGTTGGACAAATCCCGTGGGATGGTGACCAGGGCCGCCCCCAGATAGCGATCTACGGGCGCGTGTCAGCGGCCAACAGCGCGATATTGCATTACGGCGGGAACTCGGGGCCGAATGGGAAACCTTACAACGGACACCAGTTTTGGTTGGGTGACCCGTCGCAATCCGGCAGCGGCACAAACGTGTTCTCAATTTTGCCGAACGGCGCGTGGGGTAACGGGTATGGTATCACTAATATATTACAGCTAATCAACACCAACAACGTGAGCGCTGGATCGTTCTCACTGTTGGATCCGCTGCAGTTCATCGATCGGACGGCAAACCTAAACATCACCGGATACTCTGGTAAGCGGACGGGGTATGGCGGTCGAGGACTGGCCCTCGTGCGAAACTCCGGCGCATCAGCCATCACAGTGTCCTGGCCAGCAGGTACCATAGTCATCAATGTGGCGAATGGGCAGACGAACAACACATGCACTGTCGCTCCCGGGACGATCGCTCGGTTTGAGTATCTCCACCAAATCGACGTGGTAACCAATATCATATTTACGCCACAGGGCTGGTGACCTATGGCCGACTTCGAAATCAAAATCTCTGCCGACGCCGGACAGGCAGTCTCTGCAGGCCAGCAAACCTCCGCAGCATTCACCGAGGTCAAGAGTTCGGTAGCAGCTGCCACAAGCGAAGCTGAGCGCTACATAGCGGCACTGCAACGTTTGGCTGAAGAGCAGGCGGCCACCAAGGAGGCCGAGCGCCAGGCCGCTGATGCCGCTTCAGAGAAGGACCGCTATCGGGCAACGCTGCAACGCATGGAGGAAGAGCAGGCCATGCGGCAAGGAAACCAGCGTAATGATGATGGTTGGTTCGAGAACTGGCGGGCTCGGCGCGCCGAGTATTTGAGCAGTGCTGAGACTGCAACTGAAGTCACCGAGAAGGTCGCAGAGGCGGCAGCGGCTAGTAATGACTGGAAGAAGGCGATGCAGGCACTAGGCCGCGAGTTCCCGATTGTTGGAGCCGCAGCGAAATTGCTAGCGAATCCACTCGTTGGAATTGGTGTCGCGGCTTCGATGGGATTTGGCCTGGCCCGGCAAGCTCTTGCTGCGTGGAATGAGGAGATGGACAAGACGGAGGCCCGGAATGCGGAGCGCGATTGGCTCCCTGGCATCGAAGCCAAGGCCGAGGCAATGAGGAAGGGTATCAGCGATGCCGCTGAGTGGCAGCGTAAGCTCGCCGAGATTGCAAAGGAGGATGCGGTTGGCAAGGCCTATTCCAACGCGCTAGCTCGGCTCAAAGAGTATGTCGCGGGATTGGAGGCGCTCACCCAGGCGCAACAGGATCGCGACCTGAAGCGCATCGATGAACGGCTCAAGAAGGGCGAGATCAGCGAGAGCGAAGCGGCTGCGCAGAAGAACAAGGTGCGCGAGCAATACCGAGTCCAGGGTGAGACCGAAAAGACCGCTGGTGAGAATGCTGAACTCAAGCTCATGCAAGACGAGCTCGCGGCTCGTAAGGCGCGATCGGATGAATTAGCTAAGCAGACTCAGGCTAACCGGGACCGTTTTACGGCTGCCAATAGCAAGCAAACATCGGCAGCAAAGCAACTGCCTGAGTATGAGGAAGCTTATAAGGCTGCCAAGGCTGCGGCGGATGCAGCCGGGAAATACGGCAACACTCATATCGAGTTTGGTCCAGACTTTGAGGGAACGATGGTGCCAAAGACTGTCCCAGGCCCAGACCCTAATGCTGTGGAGGCTGAGAAGGTTGCATTGCATCAGTTAGAGTTGCGCCGCAAGCTCTATGAGCGCACGAAGGCAACTGCAGAGAACGCTGGCGCAGTAGGCGAGAAACGGGATGCGCTTGCCAGCGCTGAGAAAGAAGAGGCCGACAACCGCGAACAGATCAAGCGTCTGGAACGCGAAGTGGAAACCTTGAGCCAGCAACTGGAAGTGCGCCAGGGATTCCGCAAGGAGGTCAGCGGTGTGAAGGCTGCCTCCGCAAAAGCGGGTGCTTTTGACGACGTCGCCGGTACCGACGCGGGCAAAGAGGTATCGACGGCCGCAGAGAGCGCCGACGCGTTGATGGCTGGCAAAGAAGTAAACGCGAAATCCAAAGCTCAGATGCAGCTTGTCTCCCAGTTGCTCTGGGGCACAGCCACGCTGACCAAGGAACACATCCAGATGATGAGTACCTTCAACGACAATCTGGAGAATCTCCGAGTTGCAACAGCAGCCCTCGAAGCGAAGGTGAAAACCACAACCGTAAGGCTGGCAAACCAACGAGCTGATTAATATGTGGACTCTCGAATACGATGGCGTCGAAAAACTCTTTCGTGATTGGAAGATCGAAGCAAGCTGCCCATTTGAGTTTGCCTCACAAACTGCTGACACTCTCAGCATCACAACCCCAGAGGACTTTGATGCACCGATGCAACTCGCTCCGGACGGGAAGGTAATCGTCCGGCGCGACCGAAATGTGGTTGGATCATCCTTCACTGGAGGCAAGATTTTTTTCCAGGGCTACGTTGCTCAGCCGTCCCGATCGCAGGAAGGCATCAAGCACAACCACGCGTACACGATCATCGGTCCATGGGGAATCCTCGAGGAGTGCCAGTTGCAGCAGTCGCGGAACATCTTTAACGGGTTCTCAATCCCTGGTGATCCCACATCTGATCCAACATTCCGAACGGTGTGGGATAGCGAGCTGACGCTCGGCGAGGCTCAGGACGAATCACCGCTCAACAGCGGCCAGCAAATTGTCCAATTGCTTAATTGGGCAAATGAGTGCTGGAATCCGACGCGCCGTGGGGCTTCCTCTGGTGTTGACGCAACACAGGATCTCCTCCAGATCGGGACCATCGGTGTCGCCGTGCCAGTGCCAAAATACCCGTTGCGCGATCTGAGGGTGGCAGAGGCAATCCGGCAAATGCTCCGGTGGAGTCAGGATGCGATCGCCTGGTTTGACTACTCGACGGCACCTCCAACTCTCCACATCAAAAAGTGCGACACCTTGCCAACTGTCACGATGTTTGCGGATGCAGATGGGTTTGCCAACATGCGGTTAAAGCCACGTTATGACCGGCAGATTCCTGGCGTCATCATTCGCTACAAAGCCACACAGCAGGTTGACGGTGCCACATGGACAGACGTCGTCACCGACAAGTACCCTGCGAGCGTCAATGAGTATGAACCACGGGCGAGTGTTCACACAATTGAGTTGGCTGGCAGCAACACGATCACACACGAAGCGAAGCTTGAATGCGAGTTGTGTGAGCCACTCTCCGCAGCATGGTGGAAGAAACGCGAGCCAACCCTCCAGGATACCGCGATCAGGGCCGACTCGCTCACGGTCCATGCTGACTCCGTCAAAGTGCTCGACAAGCAGGGCAACCCAGTTTCCCTCGCGACCTATCCAAACCGCCTGGTCGACGGCAACGTCGCAAGCTGGGTGAGATACAATGGTAATCCTGTCACCGTTATCCATGTGACGATCAGCGCTGCCGTATCCTACACAAAGGTCAACGCCGGGCGAAAAGTCGAGACTGTTCCTCGCAAGGCTGTCAGCGTCCAGGCACAGCTCACAAATGCGGTCTCAGGCACATACACGTCCACTGAGTTTACCCAGGGTGAATCGGTGCCTGTTGGACTCGCGCAAGCGATCTATGACGGCTTTGCTCAACTCCAATACGAGGGTAAGCCAACCCTGCTTGCCAAAGACGTGCCAGATCTGGCAATGGGCACAACGTTGACGATCGAAACTCCGAACGAAACCTTCGCGAACATTCTGGTCCAGGGCATCAGCGGGGATCTCGCGACTGGCACAATCTCCCCTCTGCTCGGCCCGCCAGGTCATATCGGGCTGTCTGATATGATTGAACTGTTGCGCGTAAACCGCAGGCGCTTGGTGATCTCTCTGCCGAGCCGCAGATCGACCGGGAAACCGCAATCATCAGGCAGCACGGTATCGCTCGGCGAGAAAACTCCAAAAGACAACACCACAGGCGATGTCATGGAGCGCTCGCAGATGGCCGTGGAGCACCCAGCCACGGCACCCGATACTACAATCTCGCGCATCGAACAGGACGCGGAGAACAAGCGGCTGGTAGTAGAGGTGACCAACGCTGCAGGTGAGCGCGTTCCAGCTCACGGATCCGTAGAGCTAAAGCTGGACGACACATTGGGGACGGATGGCCAGAAGCACGCAGTAAAACTGCAGCAAGTTCTCGTGTGCATCCAAGGGAACCGGCTCGCTGCGATCGCATCGATCAGCGACCTTTTTGATCCAGACGCTCCAACTCCATAGCCATGGATATTTTCTCAAAACGTCCACCCTGCAACGGATGGAAAATGCCGCGCGAAATTTACCTCGGAGATCCGAGTCATTGGGTGCAGGACCACAGCCACATCAGGGTGTGGAAGAACACGACGCAGGTGCCGAATCCCGCGTGCCTCGAGTCGTGTAGCCCACCGGTGCCCTGCGAGCCTGCAAACGTTCCTCCCTACAAGCGGCCATCGAGCGAATGGTGCAACTCTCAATTCGGAGATCCCGGACAGGAATCCGAGCTTGCTTGCTGTTTAGCTAAAGACGGCCCGCTGGTTCCTGAGCCGATCAACACGTACGTGGAGAGCAATCCTCCCGAGTATGTCAACCGATCCACGTGTCGGAAAATCGGGTTTAAAAATGTTTACGGCCTCAAACTTTGGCACGGAGTCTTCGGTCCAACTAGCCACCATCTTGCACGCAGGATTGTTAACATGCGCGGTGATTGCGGGTGCCTGGGGCATTTTGAGCCGCAACTGAGTCCAGATCTGACCAAGTACCTAAGTCTGGACGCGACCGCTTCAATTACTCGAACCTCGTGGGACTTCATCCGGGATCCGGAGACAGGGATGGAAACTGGTCGCACGAATGTCGTGACAGTGGAGAGCGAGATGACGTCGGCGTCATCGGTCGATCGCTATTCCGGGATCGAAACTGGCTCATGCACACATTCTGGGGATGATATTGAGATTCTTCAGGGGCTGCTCGGCCATGCAAACGACACCATGGAACAGCTTCGGGGGGCTTACTGCACGACGCTTAGCTATTACGCTGGTTACGACATCAGCTATAGCGGTACGAGCGCAACGATTCAGGACATTTACGGGCAAACCATTGTGACGAACACATTGGATCAGAGCGCAGGAACCTGGACCTATACGGTTCGTGGCCGTTTCGAGTATGGCACTCCAGACAACCCGATCATCTATTACGTGGATGTTATCAGGGTCTCGCTCACGATCACTGCCACCGGGGTGACGTGGAGCCGCTACGTTTACGAGGAGCTGGCCGAGGTCGGGTCTACCTATGAGGAGTCAATGTCTGCCACCTTCTCAAGCCCTTACACCAGCGCTGACGTGAATTACGACGTCGACGGGATGATTGACACGTGGGAGCAAGCCGTGCTGAACGATGCCCAATATCCATGGAGAGTGGACGCTGGATGGAACCGGGGTCCGTTGGTGACACGCAACGAGACTGCAGGCATGCCGATGATTCATGGTGTGCCTGGCAACTACACCTCTGGTTCAGTGCCCCGCCCTGGGCGGCCTGCAGGGGATATAATTGGTCTCCCGAACCCGGCTGGTTACGAGCCGTATTTTGATTTTTCGCATTTGACTTGGGAGCTCTTTGACATGACGAACGACGCCGGAGAACAGTGGCGGGTGACAGAGTATGGAGAATACTGCCCGCCTGAGTATCCCTGCGCGACGCAGTGGTTGGACAATCGTCAGTCTCAGTTCATTCCAGCAGGGCCTTTCGCGAGCTACGGAGCGTTCAAAAATCCCACCACATACACGACGGTGGGCTGTCCTATTGGGGAGTTTCCAGGACTGCTGAAATGCGCGTGGTTCGAAGTCATCATGTTTGCGGTACCGAGCCACAATTTTGCGCGGCCGTGTGGCCCCACAGACAAAGCGGCAGTGAACTGGGATGGGGACTGCCTTTCGACGCCTACACTGCGCTGGCCTTCGGTGCCCTGCCACTGTGACGATCCAACCGTAACGACCGGGTGCGAATCTCAGCCCAAACCTGCAACTGAGTACGTATGGAATGATCGCACCCGAAAGGGGGAATACCTGTTTAAGAGTTTCAGTTTTGACTTCCGCGATTGGCGTGAGGCATACGCCGATCGGGCTGCGTCCTGGGGAATGGCCTCCCGAGAGGATTGCACAGGCAGCACGTGGACGCCTATGAATCCTATTAGATACGTCGAAAACCCTGCCTGGTGGGAGGGGTTTTGGTGGGAGGGTGAATGGATACTCGGGGGTGACACTATTCAGAGCGGTTCACTGTGGCTCAAGACAGCCACGACTACGCAGGCTTGTGTCGAGTATTCGCATTGCTCGCCAACCGTCGCGTATTGTGCTCCGTCAGAGTACCAGTTCGCTGGCAACTCTGTGCGGCATGAATGGCCTGCGCTGGCATGCGACGAAGGCTACGGGGCGCTCTGGCTTGGTCGCATTCAGCAATGGACCCCGGACCCGCTCTGGCGAGCTCCTGGCACGCTACAAGAGATCCAGCGCTTGTGTGATAGTGATTGCATGCAGTATCTGCCCGACGATGGGTCATGTCTGCCTGACGACGAGCTCCTCGGGATCTGCTATTACCCGATCGCGCCATTTGTGGAGTCACGCAACTCGTTGCCACCAGGTGCTCCAGCATTACCCGCCGATGCGTTTAACTTTTTTTGCACGGATGTGGTCGCAAAACTGAATCAGGACCCTCCAGTTGGTTCGCATTCGAGCTGCTACCCTCTCTATGGATACAGCCTGGTCTACGACCGGGAATATTGCGGGGGTTACGTCCTCTATGGAGGCCCGAGCGGATACATCCCACCGTGGGTGACCCTGCTCAAGATGGAGCAGTGTGTCAGAGCCAGCGGACGCTTTGCTGAACAATATAGGAAGAACGGCATCATAATATGAGATTACCCGTTAAAAAATTTGAGTGGTTAACCAGAGGAAACCCTGCTCGGCAGGAGCGTCTACGGAGTGCTGGAACCATCGTTGGGAAGGACATTGATATTCCGGACCCGTTGTGGCTGGAGAAGCCAGAGATTCTCCGCAAGGCAGACCCAATACCGGTTCCTCCTCCGATCGGTGATTGCAGTCAGCAGAAACAAACTCGGCAACTGCCGGAGGAGCCGAAGTTAACGGACATGGCTGGCAACCTAGCCAGTGCGCTGGTTGAGTGGGCGGCGGCAGGTTTTAGGGTAGCGAACCAGGCTGAAGTGGAGGATCGGGCAGCTATTTGCAGGCAATGTGACCTTTGGGATCCGAACGCCAGGAAGGGTTGGGGCAAATGCATGTCGAAGCTATGTGGATGCACTAAGCTGAAATGGTGGCTTTCCACGTCCATCTGTCCTGAGGGTAAGTGGCGGTCAAAGAGGGTTTAACCGGCCTTTAAACCGCTCTGAAGTACCGGTACGTTTTGGCGTGACCATCTGAAACCAATTCAAAACCTTCTGGAACGCGGCGCGCTTTTACACTTGGTGTTGCAGGCCCGGTCCCCGCACCGGGCGGGGCTGTTCTTCGCATCTCCAGTTTTCACTTTACACAATCAGAACTCGACGTGATGTTCACCGTAAGTACTGCTAAACGGTGCACCCCGCAC